GAAGATAATCCAGACGCAGGTACTATTGAAGACTGGGTAAGTCAGAAGAAAAAGAATTTAGAAATCAACGACACTATATTACAACAAGCTGAAGTTGAAGTTCCTCTCAGTGGTTATGATAACACTGGACTGTATGTTGTTCCTACTAAGAACGATATGCCTATCAACAACAAAGATGTTAAAGAAGGTGATAGCACAGAAACACCAGGTGTAACAGCACAAGCAGATGGTTATATGGTAGGTTACTTGACAGGTAATAATGTACCACCAAACGGCAAACCAGTTACCAGTGGTGTTAGCTTTCCTAACAATCCAGATGAGGGTGACTACACATTGAGATTAGATTACTTCCCAAATAGATTATTCCGCTTTGATTCAAAGCGTTGGGTTAAAGTAGAAGATGGTGTGAGAACAGATCTTACTCCAGGACCACAAAATAAAACACAGCGTAGTAACTTTGTTAATAATGAAGAAACTATTTCAACAACAGATAGAGGTGAGATTCCAAGTCGTCAAAGCTTATCAGACTTGCTCAGACCTGACAAGGATAACTAGTGCAACAGTTCTTTTATGATCAACAAATAAGACGGTTCCTATTACAGTTTACAAGGATATTTTCAAACTTCCAAGTAGAGTATGGAAGAGATGACAGCGGACGCCCTACACTGACAAGAGTGCCGGTTCGTTACGGTGATAGTTCTAAGCAGGGCAGTGTTATCATGGCTGAGAACTCAGCTAACAAAATACCTAACTCACCGTTGATGACTTTTCATATCACTAGTTTAGATTATGCCAGAGATAGGATACAAGAGCCTAACTTTATAGATAAAAAAGTATTTAGACAGCGTACTTGGGACGATGAAACACAGACATACGAACAAACACAAGGCAATGCGTTCACTGTAGAACGACCTATGCCAGTACCATATAACTTAACTATTGCTTTAGATATATGGACAACAAACACTACAATGAAGTTACAGATATTAGAACAAATATTAACTTTGTTTAATCCAAGTTTAGAAATACAATCAACAGATAACTATATTGATTGGACATCACTCAGTGTTGTAGAACTAAACGGCACTAATTGGACTTCTCGTTCGATACCGATGGGTACAGAAGCGGCTATTGATATTAGTACGCTGACCTTTAGTGTGCCTATATGGATATCGCCTCCAGCAAGAGTTACTAAGATGGGTGCTATACATAAAATCATTGCGTCAGTGTTTGATTCAAATGGCGATGCTAAAGATGCCTTGCTTAATGATGATTTACTGTTAGGCACAAGACAAAAGATTACACCATTTGGTTATCAAGTTGTGTTGATAGGTAATCAACTACAGCTATTAGAACATAATCAAGTTGAACTAAACGAAGGCACATTGGATCCGGCAGAAGGACAGCCAAGCAATGTATTTTGGCCTTCATTGATAGATGTATACGGCGAGTTAAGAGCAGGTATCAGTCAGATTAGATTAGCTATTCCAGGAACAGAGTCAGAAGTTGTTGGAACTATAGCGTATCATCCAAATGATGATCATTATATGTTATTCGAGGTTGATGAAGATACTGTGCCTACAAACACATTGTCACCATTGACAGCAGTTATTGATCCATTATCAAGTGGACCAGGTGCTGGGTTAGAGGCCGCAGTAACAGGACAGCGTTATCTATTATTAAACTCTATAGGTGATATAGATAACACAGACAGTCCTAGTGCTTGGGGTAACTTAGTTGCCAAAGAAAATGACATCATTGAATACAGTGGTGCTGTTTGGGGTGTAGTAACAGAAGCAGAAGTAACTGATTCTATACAATATGTGACTAATCTAAAAACAGGTGTTCAGTTTAAATGGGATGGTGTTAACTGGACGAAAAGTTATCAAGGTTTATATACAGGTGGTGAATGGAGTCTAGTCCTTTAAACGCTGTTGGTGTTTGGTTATATAGCCAAGCTACTAACAGATATCTTTATCTCTTAAGAAATGATCCAAAGCATCCTGGAAGTTGGGGACTACCTGGCGGAAAGGTTGAGCAGGACGAAAGTCTATTAGATGCTATACAGCGTGAGTGTGCTGAAGAACTTGGCAAGTATCCTGATGTTGTTAGACTTGTTCCAATAGAACATTTTACATCAGCAGACAACAAGTTTGTTTATCATACATTCTTTGGAGTACTTGCTGAAGAGTTTGTGCCTACACTAAACTACGAACACTTAGGATATGCTTGGGTTAACTCAGGCGTGATACCTAAACCTTTACATCCTGGATTGTTTTCTACAATCAATGTTGATGAAATCAAAGAAAAAATTAAAACAATAGAACTAACTGTTTAATTATTGTACGTCGCAGTAGCTTATCCATTCTCTATAAGACATAGTTTTAAAGTTAGGACATTCTCGCCACGGTTCAGGAACAGGAGAGTTATCACTGACGTGATAAAAATCAACTCCTCGATAAGTTTTCATTAGTTGTTCCATCTGTTGACGCATCTTATGATCTTCAATAGTTTGCTGTTTGTCTGGGTGTCCTTTAGGAATATAAATGTTGTTGTTATATCCTGGGCACATTTGATTATCAAATCCTAATAAAAATATTTCTTTGTGTCCATCGAAACAGGCTAACCAGGTTGCCGCGAGTGCTGTGCGTCCTCGTATTGCTTGTGGCAGTAAAAAGAACTCGCCTGGATTAGCAATACAGTTCTTAGCTGATGTGTATACTGTACTGCGATGTGTGTATTCACTTTCTATACATTCTTGTAGCTTTGTGTCGTTGAATGTAACGAAAAAATCTAACTGCATTTCTTTGTGTAGTTGACCTGTGCCGTATGTTTGAAGTTTTTTGCGTCCTAACAGACCGCCTCTGTGTTGTTGTAGTCTTGTGACATCGTAGGCCTTACGGCTTTCGCCACTGGCAATGACTGCCGCTCTACCTGATATGTGTTGATTTTTGATTGGATTGTCTATCCACTCTTTTTCTGTTTCTCGTTTGCCGTTTTTGATTGTGGTGTTGAGTACAACATACTCGCCATCGTAGTCTTTGCGATAGATCTCTTGCACGTTAAAATCTTCCTACAGCTACTTCAATGATACCTGAGTCTTCTGTAGTTTTACTATTAAGTGCTTTACCTATTATTGATCCTGGAATGTATTCACCTTGTTGTGCTTCTGCGTGTCCTGGTGTAGCACTGGTTACTAATAAGTCGCCTCTGTTTACTGTTCCGACAACCTTACAAGGTACACGCCCTGTTAGAGCTATGTCTTGTCCTTGTATTTTTTGATTCATTTTAACTGCTGGGTCTGTTGATATTATACCTAACACTGCGTGATCATTCACTGTTGAACATTCAGTTACTTCAAGCTCTCCGCCGATAACAACCACAGTACCTGCTTCATAAGTTTTGTCTGTAGTATAACGTTCGGCTAAATCAGCATACTGAGTTGATGTTGCTTGAGCGTGAACAGTATTGAATCCTACACTGCTACTACCTATGTTGCCTACACCGTCTGATTGTCCGTTTAATATGTCTCCGGATATTGTTAAGGCATCTGTAGTTTTATTATATACTAGTCCACTGTCTCCACCAAATGATCCACCGTCATTGAACTGTACCTGTGTATCACTTCCGCCTGGGCTTGAAGTTGTATCGCTTGAATGTTGTTCGAATGTTAACTCTGTTGTACCAATTGTTATTGCGCCGTCGGTGGTCAGTTTCCAAAATGTGTCAGCATATGTTGAACCTTCTGTGACTATACAAGTCATACCAGCTACAATACTGCCTGCTTGATTAGCGTCACGACTGCGTACCCAAGTTCCGTTTGAACCTGAACCTACAACCGTACATCTATATATTCCGTTTTCTGAAGCTGATGTTTGACCTGTGACTAATATACGATCGTCAATAGTAAGACTAACTCCATCAACAGTAGCTGGAGTGCCACCGCTGAGAGTTATGTTTGAACTGCTAAGTATCCGAACGGCTGATTTAGCACTTACGCCGGATAACTGATGGGCTCTGGGTCTGGTTAATGCCATACTAACCCCTTTTTAATTAAGCTACATCACCAAATGATGCCGCTGACCTTTCTACAAATTTTAATACACTGCCTGCTTTTGGAGTAACTGTTCCGGCATCTACACTTATTTCAATACCTAGTCTGCCGCCTGAAACTGCTTTACAAGTACCAAGCAATGTAGCAATTTTTTCACCCGCAGAGCCTATGTCTGTAGTAACGTGTGTATCAAAAACATTGTTAAATAGTTTACTGTTTGCTGTAATGGCACTAAACGCAGAACCAGTAGTACATTGACAGTTAAATCCTTCAATATCGCCTGAAGCGTCATTGAAACTAAATGTTGGGTTACCCGTTGAACTATTATCAAATCTTAAAGTTACTTGGAACTCGTAATATTTGCCAGCTTCTAAGTTTGGTGAGACACCAAAGAAGTTAGTATCTGTTGAACCGATAGCACTTTCGTCTGCTGTAAGGTAATAATACATTTCTCTAACAGCGTGTTCTTGGATACCTGTTGATCCATATGATACTGCTGTTGTATTAACATTACCACAGTCTACATTACCTGTTACATTTAATGATGCCAGTGTACCAACTGATGCGATACCCGATATAATACCACTGTTAATCGTAACAGTACCGTCTGTTAGTGTATCACCAGTTACTGTGCCTGGTGTTGCGATATTACCTGCTAATAGTGTATTAGTTGTTTCGTTATATT